TTTTCTACAGTTTTACTATTAGTCTGTAGGTACGCACCACCAGGATAATTCCTTGCTTTCAAAGTCATTGTCGCTTGAGGGGTTTGATTTGTACTATCTCTAAACGTCATATCAGGTATTAGTCGTCTCAAGAAAACGAACTGATCCCCATCTCCTATGTCCATCTGACTGCTTTCAATAAACGCAGTAATACCAGAGGCCGGAATCGTACTTCCGTCATCCGTGCCTAACTCGTGATAATACAAGGCATGATCCGTAGAAGCAGCAATAGGAAAAGTTTCCACGCCTCTATCTAGCCAACAAGTACGGGCTAGTGTTCCATAGTACCAAATTTGTTGTTCGTAATTATAAACCACATAACGGTCATTTTCAGTGCTAGAAGAAGAAGGATAAAACCACCATATCTCAGAAAAAGCAGTGTTCGTAGATGCTGTAACTTTTTCTATTTGGTCTGAGTTTATATCACTAAATACATAATCTCTTACTGAACAGGGTAGACGCTGAACTGCACCGCCATAAACATAAAACTCTTCTGCCCCCATCCAAAACACATTGTCCTCAATGGCAATAGCAGCAAGTGGACCCGCTATTGTTATGTTTTCTGACAGAGTATTAATACCAAATGTAAATGGTGGCCCCAAAAACTGCATGGCATGGAGCGACACATCGGTAAATACAAGGACTTGTTGCCTTGTTTCAACGGCTGTCACAATCTCAGAGCCAGAGCCAATGCGCAAGTCTCCCGCTGTATTAGTAGCAGTAGAAGCCCAGTCAGTTAAAGATTCTTGACTAGAAAACCTAATTAACAAGGGGTCTTGTGTTCCAATATTATCCTCAGAATCACAACCAAACGCGATAATATGTCTGTCCCGATCCGAAACTAAAACCTTTTTTGCGATAGTTGGAGTTGTGTTTGCTCCACCTAAACTTGAAAGCTCTACAGCCCGACCAAACGTAACTCCCGCATTGGCGCTTTTGTCCCAGTAATAGATCCCGCCATCTCTTACATTTATAAGTAAATCTTCCCCGAAGTTATCATGCGACCAAATACGAAGAGAATCTACCGCAGTAGAAATGGATGCCCCACTTCCCCAAGTACCTCTGGCCCATGTTCCTGCGCCCCATCCTGAACCACCAAGGGTGGTGTCTAACCCAGTATTGATTTGGTACGCACCTACTACAGACGAACCTCCGTTTCCAGAGTCGGAAGTTGTAGCGAAAACATATGTTGGATCGTACCCATCAGGTGTGGTGACTGAGTTTAATGAAGCAACTTCACGGGCTTCGATTAAATAACTGTTATCACTTACAATGGAAGATATTTGATACTCTTGGTTTAAAACATTAGCGGTAATTTGATCACCAAGAGTTGCTGTCCCTGAAAAGGTAACAAAGTCATTGTTCTCACAACCATGTGCTGTGTCTGTTACAGTTAAAGTTGCGCATGTTACAGCCGCAGAAGAAGAGTGCGCTGCTTCTGTAGTGCTGTCAAACCCACGCTCTAAACCTAAAAGACTATTTCCAGAGATACTGGCATAACGAATAATTTCACTATTTATTTTAATAACCCCTGCACTGGGAAATCCTGAAGAACTTGTCAGAGCAAGAGAAGTATCTCCAATTGCCACAGAAGCCGACAGAGTATTTGCACTAGCATTAAACGTTACATCTCCGGCAGAGGTCGTAAGTCTAATCGGAGTTACATCCTGATACGCACCACCCTCATTAATATAATATTTAAGATGAGTGCCTACTCCTATAAATCGATCCCCCGCTAGAGAAACCCAAGGGTGTAAAGCACGACATGTTCCTAAAAAGTAGGTAGAAGAGGTTTTTTCCCAACCACCTACTTTTTCAGGAAAGCCGTAACGAAACCTGACCTTATCCATATCAAACCACCCACCCTCGTTAGAGTACGAGGTAGTTTCCTTATTAATCCCAGGACGGAATTGGAGTTTAGTCAGGGGCATTCGTTACTCCTAGTTTACAGTTTCAGACTCTTCAACTTTCTCTGGGTTCTCCAAAGCATCAGCAAGAAGTTCAACAAACTTCTCACGTCCTATGGCAAGTTGATCCAAATTGAATCGGGCGCTGTCCATTTTACGCCCTAGATCATTCACATGGTTCAAGAATGCCTTTTGTTTGTCAGTCATGTCTTCAACAACATATTCTTTATCGTTGACTGTTATGGGGGTCTTTTCTTTTTTTCCCATGTTAGTCTCCTTCCTTAGTTAAGTATTTGCTGCAATCGCAGCGTTTGCGGCAGTCATGTCTTCTGAAGTCCAGAAGTCCTTGGCTACCATGAGTTGCAGATGCTCGACATTTCGTGACACTGTGTCAGTCCAATCGGCATCCTCCATGTCATCTGGCTGCCCTGCATCTAGCAGCTCAACAGAGTGACCCATCGCTGTGTAGTGCTGTGCGATTTCTTCTTTAGTTATTTCATCAGACATTTTTATCTCCTTTTCTGTCTAACTGGTTATGCGTTTTCTAGGGCAGTTACTTTTGCCTCTAGGGTTTCGATTTTAGCTATTGCTTCTTGAAGTGCGGCAGTAAGCAATGGCACAAGTTTGGCTTGGTCAATGCCTTGATATTTTGGGATTGTATTACCATCATTGTCTAGCTTGTTGTCACCGACAGAAACACCCTCTGGTAAATCCTCGTCATATTTCCAAACTTCTAGCTCATCTTTAGTGCCAGTTACGGCTTCGGGAACAACTGTGGCGGCTTCATGTGCTAAAAAGCCATCTACTATTCTGTCCGTTCCATCGGCAATAAAGTTAAAGCGTTTGGGTGCTAATTGTTTTACTCTTGTAATGCCATCCGTAACATCTGTAACATTTTCTTTAAGGCGATAATCTGAAGAAGTATTGTAAGCAACACTAGTTGATCCAGTATTTACGATTTCTCCGCAAATGACATTATTTCTTTTAAACCTGATTATATCTCCTGTGCTGTCATTCCGACAAACTACCATCGTTTCACCAGAAGAATCTCTACTAAAAATGGCACTATCACCGCCCCTAATAGAATGACCATTTCCAGTGGCTCCTGATGATGTGCGACCCACAAGCATTGTACCACTGCTATCTACAACAACCCTAGGATTACCATCCCCATCACTTAGCACGATGTTGTTGCTTGAGGTGCGGATGTCTAGGCCGCCTGCATTACCACTATACCGCCCAATTATAACATTGGCATCTCCTGTGGTTATAGAACCACCCGAACCTTGACCCACAAAAACATTATCGCTGTTAGATGTGGCAAGTGCTAAACCTGCATTATGACCTACCAATGTGTTTCTTAAACCTGTTGTAAGTACATTCCCTGCCGTATGACCAATAAATGTGTTTTTTTCACCTGTTGTTAAACTAACACCTGAATTTCCACCTACCGAAACGTTTTGGATTCCTGTTGTTAAGTTTTCTAAAGCACCATTAGAGCTTGAACTGTCCGACCCAATACCGATGTTATCTGAACCTGTGGTTGCTCGTTGAATAGCTTGATACCCTATGGCTACGTTGCCAATTCCAGTCGTTAAGACGTTCAAGGCCATTGCGCCCAAAGCTGAGTTGCGAGTGCCTGTCGTAATTGATTCTCCTGCCTTATAGCCAACCGCTAAGTTTTCTGAACCAGTGGTGTTAGCTATTAGTGCGTTCATTCCAACCGCTGTATTGTTACTTGCGGTAGTGTTAGCATACAGAGCATTTGTGCCGATTGCCGTATTGTCAACTCCAGTTGTATTTGCATACAAAGCCGCAGAGCCAAAAGAAGCATTGCGAATACCTGTAGTAGTAGAATAGGAAGCAAATTCACCCATAGCCGTGTTATCTGATGCAGTCGTATTACTATAAGCAGCTTGATAACCAACAGCAGTGTTACTGGATGCTGTGGTGTTGTTACGCAAAGAACCCGATCCCATCGATACGTTGTTAGCACCTGTTGTATTAGCGTAAAGCGCAGCCGTTCCAACCGCTGTATTGTCTGCTCCGCTAGTGTTTGTAACTAAAGCATCCCCACCCACCGCTGTGTTATAATTGCCAGTGTTATATCTTAATGCGTCATGCCCTACAGCCACATTAAATATTGCAGTTGTAGCAGTGCTAAGTGCCTGTGATCCGAAAGCAGTGTTGTTATTACCAGTGGTTAAAGCTGTACCTGCTAGTTCTCCCATTAAAACATTACCAACAGCCGTTGTATTAGCATTCCCTGCCTTATACCCTACAGCAGTTACAGCACCAGTAGTATTACTATACCCTGCCTCATACCCAACCGCTGTGTTGTTGTCTGCGGTAGTGTTTTGGAGCAAGGCATCATAACCTACGCCAACATTACTAGAACCAGAAGAATGATTGTAACCTGCCCTATGGCCTATTAAAACGTTATCACTACCTGTCGTGCCATTGTAAAAAGAGTCCATGCCAATAGTGACATTATCATTACCTGTTGTACTGCTATAGCTTGCCCGATACCCAACCGCTGTGTTGTTGGATGCGGTGGTGTTGGCAGTAAGCGCATCATGACCAACCGCTACATTAGACCCTCCAGTTGTAGTTGCATCTAATGCATTTTGACCCAACGCCACATTGTTTGTGCCTGTTGTGTTGGCATACAAAGCATTTTTACCTAACGCTACCAGACCACTTCCAGTAGTGTTGCTATATAAAGCCTGATGCCCCACAGCCGTAACACCAGATGCAGTGGTGTTGGAGTATAGCGACTGATACCCCACTGCCACGTTATTGCTTGCGGTGGTGTTAAATCGCAAGGCTTGATAACCAATACCTGTGTTATTGCTTCCAGTTGTATTATTAGACAAAGCATCTGCAAAAGCAGAGTTTAGCGCACCTGTTGTGTTAGCATATAATGCGTTTCTGCCTACTGCTATATTACCTGATGCAGTCGTATTTGAATATAAAGCACCTTGTCCAACCGCCACTAGAACATCACCAGTCGTATGGCTATACGCAGGTTGATAGCCCAAGGCTGTGTTGTTAGATGCGGTGGTGTTTGCTTCCAGTGCTTCACGACCAATCGCTACGTTGTAACTGCCAGTCGTGTTAAGCTGCAACGCTTGATAGCCTACCCCAACATTAGAGCTTCCGCTTGTTAAGGAATACAAAGTTTCAGCGCCATGTCCTACGTTATGAGTTCCAGTTACAACACCGTTACCTGCTGATAATGCTCCAACAAAAGTATTAATACCTCCTGTAGTACCATTAAGATTTGCCTGATAACCCACCGATGTGTTGTAGTTGGCGGTGGTGTTGGTTTGTAATGCAGACTTGCCTAATGCTACATTGTAAGAACCTGTCGTATTAGCAAATAGTGAATCTTGCCCGAAAGCAGCGTTTTGTTGACCTGTTGTATTAAAATACATTGAGGCTCTGCCAGAAGCAGTGTTAAAAGAACCTGTTGTATTCGTGTATAAAGATTGATGCCCTAAAGAAGTGTTTCTTTCTCCAGTCGTATTGCTATATCCTGCCTGATACCCAACCGCAGTGTTGTTGGATGCGGTGGTGTTGGAGACAAGAGATTGCTTACCTACTGCTACGTTAGTACTTCCTGTGGTATTAGATGCAAGCGCACCTGTTCCTAATCCTGTGTTATCATCCCCAGTTGTATTATTTGTAAGCGCCTGTTCACCAACAGCCACACCGTTGTCACCTGATGTATTGTCTTTCAGCGCACTCCAACCAATACCAGTATTTCTAATACCTGAGGAATTATCGTAAAGTGCCTGATAGCCTATTGCAGTATGTCTATTTGTTGTAGTATTATCGTAAAGAGCCTGATACCCAACTGCCGTGTTTTCAGATGCGGTGGTGTTAGAGGAGAGAGAATCAGAACCTACTGCTACGTTATATTCACCAGTAGTATTTGCTACTAAAGCACCTTGCCCCAACCCTGTGTTGTATGAACCAGTTGTGTTAGCACCCATAGCATTTCTACCAAACGCAGCATTTTGCGCACCTGTGGTGTTTGCATCTAATGAAGCATTACCCACGGCAGTGTTATTAGAGGCTGTTGTGTTTGCGCCTAGTGCATCGTAACCCAATGCTACGTTTCTAGAACCTGTCGTGATTGCATCACCTGCCAGACTACCTATGAGGACGTTGCTTGTGCCTGTTGAAATTGAATTACCTGCATCCTTACCGACAGCTACGTTACTAGCCGCTGAGTTTGACCCACCACCTAAAGCACCTGAGCCTATTGCTGTATTATCTGCTCCTGTCCCTGCATCAAAAGCAAAAGCACCTATTGCTGTATTGTTGTTCACAGTTGCTGACGCACTACCTGCTGCTGCACCAAAAAACGTGTTTAAACTGCCTGTAGTAATGGCATCTCCTGCCTGATAACCAATCGCAACATTGTTATCCCCAGTAGTAATTGCAGTACCTGCCTCATCGCCCACAACAGTATTATAGTTACCGCCAGATTGTATTGAGTTACCTGCGTTGACACCTGCTCTGAAGTTAGATGTACCTGCACTAGCAGTAATAATATCTGCACCGTCTGCAAAAGTAACGTCAGCAGCAAAGTTTACTGCACCATCAACGTCTACTGCATCTAAGTTAGTAGTGCCGTCTACGTCTATATCGCCAGAGATGTCTAGTGAAGCAAAAACAGAAGTACCCGTAGCAGTGACCGTACCACCAAACGTGGCATTCCCAACAACATTCAAAGCATCAAAATGTGCATTGTTAAAGATGTTTGCCGCTACCGCGCCTGACCCTGCTCCGTTGAAAAATACTACCGCCGTTGATCCCGCAGGAACCTCATAGTCATTACTTGAGTTATATGTGCCTTGAAAAAGCAATATGCTGCGCGAACCAGACAAACTGTTACGGACGTATATAATTTTTTCTGCATCACTAGGAGTAAGTTGCACAAAAGCCGTGGCCCCTAAATCTCCGCTATCTGCAAAAATAACTAGACGATTACGACCATTAGAGGTTGATCCGTCAGTAACAGGTAATGTGTTTGGAGAGCCAGAAGATCCCGTGGCTCCAAGGGTTACCGAAACCTGACCGTCGAGGGAGGTATCTAATAAAGTAAAATTTGTATTTGTTGTATCACCCCATGTACCTGACTGTTCGCCAGTTGCTATGAGTTCAATACCGTTATTTAATGTATATGTACTGGGCATGTTTTTATCCTATGCTGCTGTTCGGGTCCAACCTGGGTTTTGTGATGGTGTTTCATTTGACCACCCAGGGGATTGAATTGGGTTTTCTGGAGTATAACTTGGATTTTGATTTGGGACAATAGCCCCCCACACAAGAACTTGACCAACACCACCTGTGGCTGCAATTCCTGTTGGAACCACGCTTGCTTTAGCAATAACTGTAACTGCTCCAACAGAGCCCGTTCCTGAAACTCCCGTTACATTAACGGTTATTCCATTTTCGACTGTAACACTGCCAACAGAGCCCGTTCCTACAAGGCCTGTAACAGGGACGTTTGCTAATCCTGTAACTGTCGCAGTTCCTACCGCACCTGTTGCGGCTACGCCAGTGACTGAAATATCGGATGCGGCAACAACCGTAACACTGCCAACAGATCCTGTTCCTACAAGACCAGTAACAGGAATATTTGCTGCTCCGCTAACTGTTGCGGTGCCTACGGCTCCTGTCGCATTAACTCCCGTTACGGAAACATTAGCGTCTGCGGTTGTAGTTACTGAACCGACTGATGCCGTAGCTCCAAGACCAGTAACAGAAGCATTTGCATCGGCAGTAACCGTAACAGAACCAACGTTTCCAGTGCCAGACACACCAGTTGGAGAAACGTTAGCTTCTGCAACTACAGCGGTAGAACCGACTTGACCTGTTCCAGATACACCTGTAACGGAGGCATTTTCCTCTGCAACCACACTAACGGAACCAACAGAACCTGTCGCGGTCAATCCCGTAACAGGAATGTTAGCTTCTGCAACTACAGTAACAGAACCAATCTGGCCTGTAGCTCCAATGTTTGTAATGGAACCTTCGTCCCAAGCGAGTTGACCCCACGTTCCTCGACCCCAACCAGTGAAGGGGACGACAACGCTAGACATTACGCTATCCTAATAATGGCGTTACTTGCATCCGCTGTTGGAAATACAACTGTAAAATCACCTGCGGTAGATGTTTTATCACCACCAAAATCTAACACCACAACAGAAGGATCTCCTGACGCAGTATCATTAAAGATCAACGCACCACGAGCGGTAACTGTTGCTGTACTAAAAGTTAGATCAGAAAAGTCGGTAAGTGCCGTTGTTCCACTTGTTGATGGATCAACACGAGTCAGAGCCGCACCTTTGGCAGTATACCCTGTACCAGACACCTCGTTCGAGGAAGTGTAAGCTGTAGTCGCAGCCGTAAAAGATGCACTATTAGTATAGAGTGCAAGATTAAAGGTGCTGCCTCCACTATTTAAAAAATTGTGCTTGGCTTCAAGAAGCTCCTTCTTAAAGCTTGTACACATGAAGTTACCTGAAAAGGCCATGTCACATTCTCCTTATAAGTTCTGCAAGGTCGGGATGACCTGCATCTTTGATTGCATTATATACAGTAGTTCTATCACTTTTGACAGCTTCCCGTAAATAGAAACCAACCAACTGTACGATACGTTTCCGAAAAGCATAAACCTGCTCTTGTATTGCAGGATGTGTGCTATCCGAAACTGAAATAATTTTATCTGCACACCGTTCTGCTATTTCTTCTGGCGTAAAGCCACGGTTATGAGTGGTGTGAACCTCTACCTTAAAGTCCTTTGGTAAATCTATATTTAATTCTGGAATCATGTCCTTCCCCTTAAAACTGGTCCTCGACGGTATTCGTCAATCGTTTCTTGAGCCTCGCCTAAATTCTTTAAACGAGCCATAGACTCCATATATCGTTGGTTATACAACTGCATGAGATTTTGGTCGCCCTTCATATATGTATACGCCTCAATCAAAGAAGCGTATAATAGAGTAAGTTCCGCGTTTTCAGACAGCCAACTGGTTCCAGAATCTGTTCCCACAGTCAAAGACGCGGGACGATATAAATAATGTATGTCAACCGTGTAGTTAGCATCTGGCGTTGGAGCGATAATAAAATTATCCACATCAAATTGAGCATAATACTGAGGTTGCCCCGTTGTAGTGGAGTTTGGGTTATAGGTTTGAATAAAATCTAAATCTTTAAATAAAAGAAATTCTTTAGCACCACTTACATCAATACTTAAAGAGAAAGGAGCAAGAAAGTCTGTAGGAGCCGCCAGATACTCGTTTCCAGTTGCCATAACACCAGATTGGTTTTTTTGAAACAAGTTAAGCTGCACACCCTTTAGGATACGCTCTTCAGCCATACGGATGAACAAAGGTAAGTTATTTACAAAGGACGTTTCATCGTTCTCTGTATAGTCTTGAATCGCTGTTTTTAGCTGTGCATATGTAAAACTCATGATGTAGTCACCGTTACTGTGCCAACGGAACCCGTAGCAACTAAGTTATTAGGCGGACTTATACCCGCTATATCTTGAAACCCTACAGGATTCCATCCTGTTTGAATAGCTCGTTGTTCAGCTAATTCAGTTTCAGGTCGTGGTCCCCGAAGTGCTTGTGGATCTGGAAACGCTCTCGGTGGAAACAACTGTGGATGCTTAGTCTCAAACTCATCAGGACCGACCTTGGCACCCGTCCACTCTGTCTTCATCTCACGAAGACGATAACGGCGACCTGACCGATCCGATATACCATAAGCATGTTTACCACTAGCGTATGCCATTACACCCTCAGATAACTCAAACTAGGCTGCAACTTCAAAGGTGTCCGACCTTGATCCTCGTCCGCTGCACGTTGAAACTCTTCTTCATAAACTGTCTTCAACATCTGTATACGATCTGGTGCTCGTTTCATAGCCGTGTAGTATGCTATCCCCGCCACCATACAAGGATAAAAGCGAAAAGGCATATCAGTAGTATTAACAAGAGCGTCTGCATCTTCTATCCTGCGTACATAATAATAACGAACTTGATCTGTAGAGTTTTCTGGTGTGGACCACAAATACATTACAGGAGTAATTTGCCTGTCTAAATAATATTGACTAGGTCTGCCCTGCGTAGTTTTATTCGGGACTGTTGCATAATCACTACGACTTATTCTCTGTACTTCAAAGTCTGTGCTACTACGTCTAACTACAACCTCTAATACATCGACAACGTCTGAGGCTAACGAATAAGAAGATGTTCCTTGTGTTACAGTAAAGTTTGCTTCTTTTACCGTCCATAAGTTAAGACCACGATTAGCCCAATCTGCAAACATAATGTTCATAGACCTACGTGCCGTCCTTGCATCATAACCCGTGCGAACTTCGAGGCCACAGCGTTCATACGCTTCCTCAATAATTTCGCCAACATCCATGTTGAAGTCTCTTGATCCTGATGTTGTCATTGTATCAACTCATATGTGGTTTCTGGTTTGTCTTTACATTAACAGCGCCACCGTTTTTATAGCCTATGTTATCCAATGCTTTTTTAGCATTAGGATTTGTTTTTGCCTGTTCTCTTAATGCTTTTATCCCTTCATTGGGAGCTTTCTTTTCAGAGTTATCCATCATTATCCTCCTGGTTATAAAGATTATCGAACACTCGATTGACATCTAGTGTATAGTCTAAATCACTTTTTGAATAGTGTATATGTTGTGAGGGTCTAAAGTCTGGTGCACCCTCGCCCACTGCAAACCAAGCAGGATGTGTAACCCTTACTCGATTATTTGGTAACGCTACTATATTCCCAGTCCACTCTCCTGCATCCAACAACTGCATCACATGACTTTGTTTATGTTGTGCCGGATCATCTGCAATCTCAGAGTTTGTGTAGTCTACAGTAAATAAATACTTTGCAGGGAAGAACTGTCCATCAATCTTCGCCATCCATGGACATGGTGTAGCCCTATCTAAAACATACACCGCATGATCATGTGACGCACAATCCCACGGTTGAGCATCATGTGTTGACATTGGCACAGGCCATTCAGCTAATGGAATATCTGCCACCAATGCCGTGAGAGGCATTCGCGCCCACATTGCACCGCCATGAACGGTGTCTTCTTCTTCGTCTTCAGCTTCACAACCAGTGAATATTACTTGAAAACTTAACGATCTATTAGGCATACTTGTTACAGCTATGACCATAGCATGTAAAAACTCGCCGTGATACTTCTCATGGTTATGGGTATATTCTCTACGAACCCACGCTTTAAAGTAAGGTATGTTGCTTTGAAGATAAGGCATACAGTTTAAAAGATTCCTTTAAAGCCTAGCCCTTTAACTTGACCCCCGGCTTTGTAACCTTTAACCTTACCACCCGCTTTCATGCCTTTAACCTTACCACCCATCTTCATGCCTTTAACCTTACCACCCGCTTTCATGCCTTTGACTTTGCCACCCGCTTTCATGCCTTTGACTTTGCCACCCGCTTTCATGCCTTTAACCTTACCACCCATCTTGTAACCTTTTTTCTTCATTGCCATGTGAGTTCTCCTTTCAAAAGACTCTTACTAAACCACCATTAGCTTTTTTATTCTTCCAACTAATCCGTTTTGAGGACTTCTTTTTCTTCGCAGCAGATGTACACTGTGCCATAGTAGGGCGACAAGCGGGATACCCCTTACGCTTCTCTCCCTTTTGACGACCACAGGGCTTTCCTGTTTTGCAGTCAACCCAACCTTTACCATCGTTCTGACCAAACCATTCCCGCAAAGAGTTCTTTTTCGCCATCAAAATGTCCTTGTGGTCTTACGCCTTGACTCTTCTACTTGACCGCAACCAGAGGCAATAATGCCTCCTCCATAAAAACCTTTCTTAGGAGGTCGTTTGGGATTATCTATAGAAGACACTATTCCACCTTCTGCTTTCTTAGTAGAGTTTCCCCAATTTGCGGCCCCCACTTTTCGGCACTTTGACAGTGCCCCCGAAGCGTAAGCGGAGGGCCATACCTTGTAACGGCTTTTTACTTTGTGGTAACAAGCGTCTTTTTTGCTTTTCTTTTTTGCCATTAGTTATCCCCTTTGATGGAGGCTTGGATACTTGCTGTCGCATCTGCGCCCTCGAGATTGCCATATGTTCTCTCCATCTCTGTCTTTATATAATCAAGTTGTAAGGCCATAACCTCTGTTCTTTTGTCAACTGCGATAAGAGTCTTAGTGACCCAATCAGCCC